GCACCCTGCTCAATCGCGCCAATAGGGTCTTCTCGCATATCGCCAGACAGCCATTCGTCCACGGAGGCAACCGCTACTCGCATACCCTGCAAGCGGTCAATGGACATCGGTCGTACTTCCAGAAGAGAGTTCGTGAGAAAATTCTGTATGCCCTTTTTTGTAGATGCCAGTTTCAATCGCTTTGCTCGTGAACCGGTGGTATTTTGCAATGACCCTTCTGTCAAAAACTTAAACAGTGGGCCTCTTGCGCGGGCGATTGCCGTTTTGTAGGGTGCCATCACTTCCTCGGCTTGCCGCATTGTCGGCGCTGTCGTCATTTGGTACGTCGTAGAAGTATCAACATTCTCGACATAAGCATGAACGCATGTTTCAAACAGAGATTTTGCAGCGCCACGCCCAACGATGAGAAAGAGCTTGTTAATGAGTCGCTTCTTCCGTCGCTTCCGTACATAATGTCCGCCATAATCATCCGGAACGAATTCTGTAATTTCCTCCAATGTGAACCAGCACAGCAGCGCTTCTGCCCATAATTTGAAAGTGTCGAGCAGATGCAGGTCTGAGCCGTCCACCAGAGTCATCTCGTTTTCGCAGAAAGCAATAAATCCCTCCACCGGTGCAGGGTCATAATATACACCGGGATTCGCGATGAGCGCGTCAATCCGATTCATCTCCATCGAGATGTTTTGGTTTACTGGAATTTCCCCTCGCAGTACGGCATCACGAAACATGCCGTAATACTTTGGTACTGCGGTGTTCGACAATGCCATATATTAAACCTCTTATCTGAATAGCTATTCAGTTGGTGCATTCCGCTGATTGCGGTTTCGACGCCTGCTGCTTTGATTTCCACTATCGCCCCCGCCAGTGCTATTTCCAGATGCAGAATTGGAACTCGATGAAGAGTTGCTGCTATTCGCATCGGAAGAAGTCGAGGAGCTGTTGTTTGCAGAATTCTGCTGATTATTATTAGAATTATTTCCCGGTTTATCTTTAGGATTAAGATTTGCGAACAAATTATCGAACCGCTTTCTAATGGGTCCTTGCACAAGTGCGTCTACTGCGGCATCACCACTCTTAGCGAGTAGTTTTTTTACCAACTTTCTTCCGACACCTGTATTGGCTTCGGCGCGCTCATTCATCAGGTCTCGATAACGCTTCTCCATTTGTAGGCGGTTGACGACAGTTTTAAGCTCTTCATCGGTCATGGTTTCAGGATTTTTCATCTTGTGGCGTTCGGATACCTTCTCGGCAACGGAAGATACACCTTTTTTTACTTTTTTGGATACAACAGAAAATAATTTTTTTGCTTTGATGGTTACAGTTTTTACAGCACTATTATTTTTGTTTCCTTTACCCTTCCCGTATCTCTGTTTTCCAAGTGGAGTCAGACTACCGTCTTTATTCTGATATAGCCGCACACCCCAATGCATACCGGGCTTGCCGTAATGGACAATTACATGTTTAGATTCGTCCATATTATCCCTCCCTTCTGTAAAAAATGAGCGTAATACTTTCCTCATCGGCGCTTGTCAAGAATTATTCCCTAAAACTGCGCTCTCAGAATTAACTTGCAATCGCCATTCGTATTCCCGCAATGTGCGTTCGAGACTCTCTGTGACAACAGAAGAGCCGCTTGGGTCGAATACCATTTTGACTCTTAGGTAAACGTAGCTTCTGATAGAAGATAGTTGTATCGGGGAATTTCCGATAAATTGTTCCCAAGTCTCTGTGGAACCGCTGATTTGAAATCCGTTTGTGGGGCCGATGCCTAATTGATGCAGAATCATGAAAGTGGAGTTGATATGAATGATGATGTCTGTATCAAAGGCTTCGTTCTGGATGCCAAGAAGTTTCTTGATGGAATCAAGAATGCTGTTATCATTCATCGTTATTCTCCAACTGATTAGTAAGAGGTTTGCCGCAAGTCTTAGCACCTTCGCTGCATTTTCCTCTGATACAAGACGGCCCGGCATCTTCAAACAACGCGGGACACTCTTGGTTACAAACTGCCCACATAAACGTCGCCAGTGCTCTGATTTCCCACTGGGCTCGACGGCACATTCTCAGCTTGAAGAAATGGCGAAGCTCACGAGCATTCATGGTGACGAGCATAGAAGTTTCGCAAGCATTTGGGAGGACAAATCTTGCATCTTCGTTAGCCTTCTCACCAGAACCCAGTTTCTCAGTCCATTCTCGATACCATTTGTTCATCTGCTCCATCTGGGCCCGGTACTCGGCAATAGCATCCTCCCCAAGTTTTTCAATAGCCGGGGGAATGACGTAGTTAAATCCCTTATCGTAATTCACATACCGCTGACTCCGTACACTAAAACTTGCCATGCGATGGCGCGTGATTTGGGCAAGAAGTGCCCGCGACACGCCACTAATGGCGAACGTAAAAGAAACGTGCTCCAATACAGACTCATGACCGGATTCGATAATCCGGTGAATCATCGCAGAGTTATCTTTATCAATCACCCCTTGAATCATGTCATCAAGGTCTGCGTCGGAGTAGCACATTTTTCCGCCAAGGGCAACGGCAGCATCACATAAGGGGGTGTACTGAACAAGCCTGATATCCATTGCTGTCTCGTGCATTCTCTACAACCTCCATTACTTTTATTTTCGCCAAGGGCACGTGTCATTCGGTTTTCGTTCCGCAAAGGGGAGTACCAGCAAATCAGCATCCCCATAGTGAATAGCCTTATGAGTTTCACTCGATACACAAATGACGTTCTCTTCATCAAATAGTCGACTGCTCTGGTGCAAAATATCATTGACACAAATCGGTTCGATGTGGTGGATAGTTGCTCTGGTATTTATCCCATAGCCGTCTACGCCCATATCGCACCCGTTGTCCCGTATGATAATCTTATCCCGAAAACGTCGCCATTCCTGAGACGTGTAGAAGATTTGGTTCAAATATCTATTGTGCCCGAACGTCTCTGCACCGACTATCCCGCCAAGTTTCAAATACTCGAAGCGTTCTTTATAGTCCGGAATCTGAATCAGCTCCGAATAGCATCGTATGTGTCCCATAGCTCTTAGTAAATTTCGTCATCAGAATCGTTTCGACCAGAATATCTATTCATAGCCTCCAGCGCCTTCTGATACAGTTCGGCAGTGTTGGAAGCATCCTGAAGATTCCGAATTTTCGCATCCATCAGTTCCAGCTGCTTCTTGAGTAACTGCTGTTCCGCCTTTTCTCTTGTCGTTCCCAGCTTAAGATAGTGGCAAATCACCTGCGACGAAGCTGTACCTGCCCGCAATTGCTCTACAGCAAGGTTCACGGCAAGCTCAATCGCTTGATTCTCTCGCCCTTCCAGTGTCGTCGACGGTCTGTCAACCGCCGGAACGCGAGTTTCTGTATGATTTTCTATTGGTTTTAATCGCTTTCCCATTGGTTTCTCCCTGAACGTGGGCAGAAATCGGGCATGGAAGTGAACTTATGAGATACTTTTTCACATGCTGAAAGGAGAATCGGCATAAAGAACACTGAAAATATCTCATAAGCTCACCGCCATGCCCGAAATCCGCCCAATTTTGTTTCCAGAAAACTCTCCCCCGGAGAATTTTTGAAGAGGCGGGCGATGCAGGGAGGGGGTGTGTTTTTCGGAGACCCCCTCCCGGTATCTTTTATTCATTACGGTAGACTTTTTTGTAGAAATCCCCGTAGTCATTCTTCAGAATGACGTTTATAGCACGAATAATTTCTTCGTCAACCTCTTCATCAGTCATTTGTGGCGTGAAAACTGTGATTCTGTCGATGTAGCCACAAGTATCATAGCCATGAGTCATGTCATACATGTACCATTCGTTCGGGTGAGTGAACGGATTGTACGGATTATCGACCGTTGTAAGCGCTACATCGTAAGTTCCGCTCAATATTATCCCTCCTTTCGACACAGATTAGTTTCCGCTGATGGCTTTCGAGACCGTCGAGACAGAAACGCCAAGTGCATCAGCAATCTGGGCTGTAGTTTTACCATTGTTCTTCATCGAGCGAATCTTGGCTTCCTGCGCTGTCGTCAAAATACGGCGAGATTTAGGAGTCGAACGTTCTCGAACATCATCTTTATTGCAGAACCTATAAATTTCTTGAAACGTATTGTCACTGATAGCACCTCGTTGGATGGCTTCCCACTCTCTATCAGTAATATCAATCTGCCTACGATGCGCGCCAAGTCGACGACGAGCGGCACTCAATGCTCTCTGCCCCATCTTCTTTTTCTCGGCTTTGGACATAAACGGATTATCTAATTCTGCACCCTTTACAACTGCGGCGGCCGCAAGCTGTGCCTGACGTTCAATCGGGGCATTCATTTTTGCATCGTTTAGTTTTCGTTTAAGTGATTGAACTTCGTCAGAATATTCTTTTTTAGCTTGACTATCATACCACAATTTCATGGGATGTAGTAATTCCAAACGTGCTGTACGTTCCATATCTTTCAACGCATTAGCATAGTTGGCATATATCTCTTCTACCTGCCGTCCGGTAGATAGTGCATGGGCATCCTTGACAGTCTGCATTTGGGTTGTTTTTTCCTGACGATAGTGTTTATTGCCCTTTTTGTCGTAATAAAACTCATCGTCAGTCTTATAAATCTGGTCGCCAGTCTCGGGGTCTGTCTTCGGCGCTCCTTTTCGCTTTCGTATGGTTGCTTCGGCACTTGCCCTCGAAATCAAAGTGGATGCACCTTCGCTATAACGTCCGTCTTCAGTATAATGACCTTGGTATTTTTTCTTCAGTTCAGCAATTCTGTTGTCTCGAAATGACCGTTCATAGTCCAACTTGTGCTTTGCTGCGTCAATTACCACCATGCTATGTCTAACTGCACGTGCTAATTCATCATCGGAGGCACCCTTCAATGTCATATCAGTAATCAGGTTGGAAATCATGCCCATTTCCTTACCTGTATGATTAATCTCCTTTTCAACCTCACGATAAGAACCATCCTTCTGTTTTACACGAACAATTTCGGTGCGTTTCATGTATTTCATACCGGGTCTCTCAGGGTATTCCATCTTAGGGTCGAAGCCCTCAAGACCACGAAGAGAGTCTTTCGCATGAATTTTCACTTTGTTGTCTGGTGAATTACAAGGGATTACAAGTACGGTATCGCCGTCAAAGTCAGCACCAGATAGTTTCTCGGCGGAATGAGGACTAATTCCGATGGCATCAGCAGGGGTTTTCCCAATCAATCGTGTGCCGTCGGAGTGCTTTGTGTTATTCTTGGCAATAACGATTTCAAACTGCCCCGCATGAGGATACCGAATTAAAGCCAGAGTTTCCCCATCCTTGAAATTCGGAGCGTACACTTCGTTATCGGTTAGAGTTGGCACTGGCAATATTACGTTCCATCTTTGTCTCGGAAGAGCAGCGCCTTTGAGTTCAACGGAATCCGAAGAGCACGAGTCAGCGAATTCTTCGAGTAGAGCTCGCTTGACAGGGACACATTCAAGAGCAAGAATATCATTATATTCTTGCTTTTTATTTTCCAAAGCGGCATCAAGCTGCTGTTTAATTAACTTGACGGGTTGCTTACTTAAGAATTGGGAACTAAGGCTATCTTCCCAAGCACCCCAGTCGCCTTCAACCCTTGTTTTATTGATCAAGTTGAGATGCTGCTTCCCATCGTCGCCCGTGTAGTAGGATTGTCCGCCCTCTTCGCGAAGATTCGCACCAAAAGGATTAGTTGGGTCATTTTTGATTGCTTTCAATACTTCGAGTTTCGGGACGTCCTTCGATTTATTCGTGTTGAATAAACAATCTACTCCCTCGGGCAGGTCATCGCTGTACATGCACATGCCTTTAATATACCTATTTCCGTCCACGAGAATACGAACTTGCGCATAATTGGAATTACCGAGATTTAGGTCTTTAAGACCACGCCGAATTTCCACAACACCGTCTTTCTCTTTACCGCCATCCTCGGCATACCGAATCGCTAAACGGCTGGAATCCATAGATGCCGGATACTCAAAAGGCTTTGTGATAAAGTCATTCCCGTTTTCGTCCTCTCGAACTCTAACAATATCAAGGGTTTTGATTGCGGTCGGGTCATTATACTTTTTCGTTTTGTCGTAATCGTCAGGGCGGCAGGCTATTAGCATCGTAGTAGAATGTGCGCTATCAACGCCTCCCTGAGGGACGCTGCGCTTTTCTATGATATAACCTTCCAGCTTCAAACGCTGGAGCGCTTCCCCCAATTTCGGCTCAGAAATTCCCAAATATATTTCTGTACCTTTTCCGACGTCAACCATTCCCTTTTCATCGACTTGTTTCTTGATGTATTCAGCAACAACTTTAGCTTTATCAGAACGAGCTGCTGCATCAGCATTCAGATAGGAATCAACTGTAGAAGGGGCAACGCCCATCAGTCTTGCTATTTCCGAACGAGTTTTACCATCTGCCTTCAGTGCCATCGCACGGTCCACAAGTCGAGAACGCTTATCATTGATGGAGATTTTATACAGAGACCGAAGTTCAGTTGTGCTTTTACATCCGACTGCTTTCGCAATGTCTTTTTCGTCCATGCCGCTTTTTTTCAGTTCTTGAACACGCTCTGCGAAATTGATGCTATGTTGATTTGGGTCTTCTCCCGAACCCTTTGGATAACGACCAGAACCCGGACCGGGAGCACCGTCGTCGACACTCCGTCCGTAGTGCATCAAAATATCATTCTTAACACGGTTCATATCATCTACTCTCCTTTATTCCATCAACGATTTCAGAGGCGTGGGTGATTTTTTCCATCACAAGAACAACGTCATCTACTTTAGGTAGTTCGACGGTGACGTCATTGGACTGGTAAAGACGCAACTCGACATGTGTCTCTTCAGGGTCAATATCGTATTCCAAGCAGAACAGCGCTGCATAAATTAGAAGCTGCTCCATGTGAGCCTGCGTAATGCCGGTCTTCAGGTCATGGATGCGCAACTTTGAGCCATCAAAAGCAATAGCGTCTGCTGTCCCATAGCACGATGCTGAGTAGACCAGCGTCACTTCTGGTGTCATATCGTACTGAATTGCATCATTAACGTAGGAAGCAAAGTTCTGAAAATATTGGTCAACATTAAACGCGCACTCTGGAACATCATTTGCGAGAAGATGATGAAGAAGTAAATGTTTATCCGTTTTGTTGACCCGGATTCTATGCTTAATCAGAGATGCGGCGAGTTCGTGAATTAGAGTTCCTATCCGCTGACTGTAGCTGCTAATGTAGGCGCGCTGAATATCTTCGTCAGAATAGTTCAGCCAGTAGTATTTACTCGCGCTCAACAAAGCATGAGTGCCTGCCAATTTTGAATGTTCGTTGTAAGTCATCAAATACACTCTCCTTATTTTCTGGAAATATAAAGTTGGCATAAGACATTTCATTAAGCAAGTTCACATAGTAATCTTGATTTGGCTGATGTCGAGCGCTACCAGAACGCTTCAATTCGAGAAGAGCCCACTTGTCACGATACAGCACCAAAATATCAGGAAATCCTTGCTTGTAATTCGCATCCATCTTGCAAACGATACATCCGGGAAAGCGAGATTGCAGTTCGCGAACGATAGTTGCTTGGAAATCGCGCTCAAGTAATGCCATAACAATATTTCCTTTGCATAAAAATAAAGAGAATGCGATTTTTACACATTCTCTTTCTCCTCATAAGAGGACTTGCGATTTTCGACTCGAAAAAAGAAGAGTAGTTGTAAAATACAGCTACTCTTTACGGTGTAATGCTTCTATTTCATTCATTAAGAATCCATGTCTTATCTGCTTTCTTAAGAATTCCACTTCCGCCAGAAATCTCTAAAACATCCCCGTCATGTAGGCTGAATATCACAGGAGTTCCCATCGGAATATACTCTGCAGATGTAATTTCTTCATCAGTATTGGGATTTGTAACATGCAGTTTGCAGTAGCTGTTTCCGCTCATGTATTCAACTTCTGTCGGGATAAACTCGTAAATACCTCCCGCTATCATGTCTCCTACGACGTACATCCCTCTACCGATAGTCGAGTCAGTCCCGGAAACACGAAGGTCGATTTCAAGATTCACGCGGTCGCGCAATTCCACCAATTCGTCAAGCGTCATGGCGCTTAAATCGACTGACGGGCTCTCGGCAACAACGGGGATAGATGCTAATCCAATAGCGACGATGAATGAGAATATCTTTTTCACACTGTTACCTCCACTAAGTGTTAATAAATATCTGTTAAAAAATTCTAAAAAATTCGTTCCAAGGGTCTTTAACAGACTCAGGAGTGGGGAAATTGTAATCACCATTTACGACATCTTCTGCCAAAACTGCGAAATGACATTCAGGGCATTCCCAATAATCGTAGAATTTTGACTTTCGCTTAGGATTGACCTGTATATATTTCATTTCGGCACCGGATTTGCAAAGACCACAAAATTGCTTCCCGGTCTTTCTATACAACCTCTTATGTGCTTCTGAATCAAAATCGACACTATCATGATGCTCCCCAAACCTATCAACATATACATGAACAGGTCTTCCGAAAACGTCCGTTGTGTCGTATTCGTATTCCTCCTGCTCCTCTCGAAAATCGCAGATGTCATTCGGGTCATAAACGGGTGCATCTTCGTCAGGATAATACTTGCCGTAGTCATCGAAAAAATCTTTACCGTCCATTGAAAACTCCTCCTCTCGTGCCCATTGAAACCGACTGTCAGTATACCACGAAGAGGGCTCTTTTTCAATGTTCTTTCTGGGAAAAATTGAATTTCTGAGTCCGTGCCCACTTGCCCACTTTTTTTTCTCTATTCTATATAATTTCTATATTTTTTTATCGCAATTAAATAGAAATAAAAGTGGGAAAGTGGGCAGAAAACCCGCAAACCCAGTAAAATCAAGGCTTTGCGGCTGCCCACTTTTATTTTCAAAAGTGGGCACAAAGTGGGCAAGTGGGCAAAAAATAAGCTATAGCTTGCCATTTTCGCTCAAAATATCATGGCAGTTTGGCTACTTTTACCCTCAGAAAACGTTCTGCCCACTTTCATCGCATTCAAAAGTGGGCAGAACTTTATTCATTTTTCAGATTGCTCTTCTCGTTTTCGTCGTTTCTCAGGTTCAGCAGCACCTGCAAGAACCACTGCAATCAACGGGAGAATCAACAGCCGTGCCCAAGCATATGCAGCAACAACTGTACGCAGTGCAACCGCCTCGACAAACAGGGAAGCGATAAGCAGAACAATCGGACAGAAAGACAGAAAAAGAATTCCCTTAATGCCAGCGCGCATCTTAATACTCACCTTCTTTCCGAGTCAGGCTGTCTGTTGTGCTAAACCCATTAGGATATCTATTCTTCAACTTTTCAATGTTCATCTTAGTCACCTCATTAAGATTATAGCCGATAGAGTGTGACAACAATGTCAAGTACCACATCACGTCGCCAAGTTCGAGAGCAATCTTCCTCGTATCAAGGGGATGCCCCTGAAAGATACTCTTCTTCAAAATATCAACCACTTCACCGACCTCGCCGGACAGCCCAAGCGCCCCTTCAAGCATCCATGCAACCTTATCAGAATCCGGATTTTCCTCACAATCGCCGATGACATGCTGCATCAGAAAAATCGTGCTCATCTTATTCGCAGTCCGGAGAACTTCCTCTTGGTATTCGGTCATACAATCTACACTTTTCACTTTACGCATCTCCTTTTTAATCGCTTCATCGAATTCGCAGGTTGTCATATTCAGCATTCCTCCCACGGTGTATTTTTCAAACGTTCTTCAGACGGAACAAACAGCCAGCATCGCCATTCGATGCCATAAGTCGAGAAATCTTTAATACCTATCATGTGGGTTGTGCCGCCCCAAATGTAGAAGAGAAATGAATCGTCTAACTCAACCTCATCCTTATTGAGAAGCACGCGAACAGGTTGCACTCTCGGTATACCGGTACCCGGATTACGAAGTTCAAGGAATATGGTCATGTCATTCGTCGAGTATTGCTTTCTGTAGTCAGACATCATATTCTTCAAGACAGTGATGGAAAGAACATCTTGTGCTTTCTCCATCAGCTTTCTGAGCTTGAGGATGCGTTCGGGATACTCTGAAATATCCTTTATGCAGTCCCCGTTGACCCATTTAGGTTCGAGATACACTCGACGTACTACATTTTTAGGAAAGTAGGGGAAATTAACTGTCGGGCAATGGTCAATTGTTCTTATCCATGATGAACCACCATCATACGACACAAACCCGCCGTTGTCAAGGTCGTAGACGCGCCCGCAAATTTTGACAAGAGACGGACAACGACGATTGTAAAATAGCGGAATGGATTTTCCTTTTCGAGCCAGCGGGTCACGATAAATCCATTCGCAATCATTACCGGTTATGGGGGTAAGCGGCTTATAGTTTAATAGCCTATCCAGAAGTTCATCCTTACAGGCTTGTGCATAACTATCATAGCCGATTTTGATTAAATCGACCCGGTGGATGTAATCCTCGAATTGGACTTCAGAAATGATTTCATACTTTTTAACCAGTTCCAATTCATATCTTGCAAAATTCTCGAAACCGATTTTTTGACCCATCGCTTTAGGATAATAGCCGAGTCGCATCACAATTCCTCCTCAAATATCATTCCCACTTAACAAATGCTCGTGCGTTAAACGTCTTTTTTTTCTCTATTGCATCTCCAATTGCTAAATCAATCGGGGAGCGACTTTTCAAATGGTAATACCACAAGTCAGTGAACGGTGTATTCATGCGGTCGATTCGTCCTGCCGCCTGAGCCATTACTTTGTAAGAGTAATTCTGCGAGTAGAATATCATTGTGTCAGTGCTCGTGCAGTTCCAACCTTCGCATCCAGCGGTATACTGCACCAAGTAAGCCCAACTTTCGCACTCCTCTCTAATCGGCTCGTGCACATGACCGTTCCATTCCGAAAATATCAATCCTGCATCAGTCAGTGATTTCTTCAATAGCTCCAACTCGAAATCGAAGTTGTAGAAGACAATGGCTTTCGGATGCTTTTTCAGAATATCAATGACCGAACAAACTCGTTCCGGAGCACTATTTACCAGCCTACGCCATGTAAAACACAACTCAGCGGCATTCTGCAACGGAAGCCCATTTTCAAAGATGTTCTGACGATTCTTCGTTATGAATTTATACTTTTCTACATCATATGACACATAAATCGTCTCATGGTGCTGTTTCGTCTCCCTTCTGAACGGCATGTCGACAAGAATTTCACGTCGTAGTTCCTCAAGATGATTGGTTTCAACATAGCGGTCAACTTGCGGGAACTTTGCGAACCGTTTGAATATCACATGCTCACGCAGAAACTCAGACCGATTTTTGTAGAAACCATTCGCCACGAATACAGGGATGTAATCGAGCCATGTGTCGCCGGGAGTTGCGGACAGCAATACCCAAGCATTCTTCTTTGTGATTTTAAGAAAGTTCCGAGTCCATGCTCCACTGCCGATGACTCGTTGCTCATCAAATATAAAGAATGCCCCAGATACGTCTGCATACTTCCCGATGTTGTTCCAGCTGTCAACAACCACTATGTTATGCCATTCATCACAAACACCCGGAGAGAGAAGGAACGGAATCATATCACCATCCCATTCCTTGCTGTCTCTTTTTCGGGCTGTCGTGATGATGTACAAATCTTGGTGGCTCTTTCGGTGTACTCCCGGAATATCAATAGACTCACCCTGAAAAAGGGAGTAGTAAGCCAAGGAAGTTCTCGACTTACCACTCCCGACGCCGCCACATAGGATGCAGCCGTTTTTCATTTTTGCCACAGCTTTTCGCTGATAGTCGCGCAATCCTGCATCAGGCATAAGAACCTCTTTTTAGTTCATCAAGCTCTGTATTCATGAACAGATTTTTCCGACATTTTAATCCTCCTTGCTAAAATGGAATACAACATCAATCCCATTTTCTGTGTCAATTACGTTGTAAGGATTTTTGAAATTCAGGTCGTACCCATCAGGAAGACTGTAAACTATCCGTCTGATGGATCCAGCAGGCTCGCAGACGACGCTTGCTGGAGAGGTCATGGCAATAGTTACGACAACGGCAAGTACAAGAAAAAAAACAGTCAGACCAATCAAAAACTCTTTATTCATAAAAGCCCCCTTTTTGTTGTATGAAAATCATGCGTCGCCATCAATCCCACAAGTCATAAAAGACATATGCCAATTTTGCAAAGGCATCAAAGGAACGCGCAGTATCTAAGAGATATTGTCTCCAATCTTCTGGAGTATTAAACTCTGCATGATTACATTTCCTCACGATGTATTAGAAAGGCGCGTCCTCAGAAGTCATGCCATAGTTACCGCTGGCGTACCGTTGGTCAAGTTCATCAACGTTCAGTGCGACGTACATCGTCTTCAGATAGGCTTTAATCTTTGTTTGACCATTGTCGTCCCAATAACGAGGGCGAATCGTCAGGTCAACAGTCGCAATATCGGCATGGTCGAGCCTACCAATAGTATCCTCATTAAGCAGCGTTCGCTGATTACCGTCGACGATGTAGACACACACCGGAAAGCTATCATTATTTCGATAACTGACAGCAACGGGAATATAATGCTTGGCTACCTCATCGTCAGTTCGCGGAGGCAGAATCCGAACATTCCACCCCTCTTCAAACATCTGCCGTGCCTGCACTTCATCCTCAATTACAAGACAGAAATTCCGATTGCCTGCCGGATTGAACTTGCGTTCCTCACCGGCGAAATTCTTGAAGAGGATCTGTGCGTCCATGAAAGTAATGTTCTTATAAGACTTAGTCATAAATATCAATCTCCTTTTATTTAACTAACAAACCATTCGACATCGCATCCGTTCTTCTGGAGCGTATCGACGGCAGCGTCAACGAGTCGGTTGTAGTAACTTTTATCAACATAGGATTCGCCATCAGTTCCACGCAATTTTTCGGACTCTTCCCAAAGGTATCCGGAGCAGTCTGAAGCATTGTCGAACTTTTTGTTCCCATTCTTGTCTTTCGTAATTCGTTTGAGTTCCCCGCCACCATGTCCCGGAAGCACGGGTGTGAACTGGCCTGTCTTTCCGATGAACTGGTAGCAATGCTCGTCCTCGGCAAGTCCTTCTCTCCTGTCAAGGTAGAGGGCGGATGTTACAGACTTCACTTCGCACATGTCGTCAAAGACAATCGGTTCTTTCGAGAACAATGTCTTGAAGACGTAGGGGACTTTGAACTGCTCACCAGTTGCTGTCCATTCGCCAGAATGTTTACGATTGTCATCAGGAATATATCCGTATGTCTTCTCGCACCATTCAGTTGAAGCATACTTTGCAACGTAAACAGAATGATTAACAAGGCACATCTTCTCGTAGGTGGCCTCGTGTTCAAAGTTGTATCCGTAACGCTTGCCGAACTCCATAATAAACTTGATGATTTCCGGTGTTGCATTCGGTATCTTCACGGAGTCCGTTTTCACATGGCAGACCGTGAATCCGCGTTTAATCACCTCGTCTTTCAAGCGTACCATGAACAATGAACCACGCTTTGCAACGATGTTATCAATATTCCGAATGTCCCGGAATGCGTTCTGGAACTTGGCAGACGTGAGTCCGTAGACTGAGTTGATGGCAGTCTTCAGAGCATTAGCGAGGTCTTTGGCGGTGATTCGCCCGTCTTTGACCCACTGAATGTACGGTGTAAGTTTACCATCAAGCATCATTCTGACCTTATCCCAATTCTCGTGCTTGATTTCCACACGAGCATCCACGAGTTCCTTGAAACGCTGTGTGTAACGCACACCAAATAGACATTCGGCGATGATGCTATGCGGATGCATTGACGTAATATCCAACAGTGCAACATTGATGTGCATTCCGGGTTCGCCTTTAGCCCATCCACCTTCACCAACCTTTTCACCCATGAATGTGGATACCCCTTGCTCAAAAGAATATCCATCAAAATAGGGGAGCAAACTATTGGCCTCGCCGTGAGGTTCAGACATCATGACCGGTGCTGCATTCTTCAGAAATTGCTCCATGTCATCATCGAGTTCCATGACTGGTTCTGCAAGATTCCGATACTGAAACTCATGTTGCGGAGAACGGTCACCAGAAAATATAATTTTTGTTGTTAAACTGTTCGTAGTATCGTTGACCTTCATGCCCGCCAAATCCGATAGAATGACGCGAGCTATCCAGTCGGCAGAAAGATGCTCAAAAGCAGCCTCAGTAGCAATTACGTCATTTTCGCAATAGTTGCCAACCATCTCCCATTTTTCCTTGTCCACGGGTTCATCCCACGGCAATCCCAATTCCTGATGATGGATTCCCATTTCGATTTCCAACTTCTTAAGACTTTTTTTATTTCCGGCAGAAGCAAAATCGTAAATATCAGTGTAAGAAAGGTCGTAAGCACTTCCAAACAGAGCATTCCGGCGTTCCGCAGAGGTCTTTCCGTTGATGATTCGCTGTGAGAGGTTGTAAATCTGCTCTGGAGTATATCCCATCATGATTGCATAAATGATGTGGTTGTCATAGTTTCGGTTGTTGAACCCGACCAACCGATGCTCGACAAGTTTAGAAATATCAGTCGGAGTCGGATTAAACCATCGTACTACGCTTTTCTCTTCGCCTTGAACTTTCCAGCAGACAAGTACGAGGTTCGGAAAGACCTCAACATCGAAAAATATCAATCGCTCGTCAATCACCTCATCAGGCGGTTTTGCGTTAGCAAGTTCGGTCGTTTCGTCGTCGTCCTTCGATTGGAATTTCATCTTCCCAATCTGCTTTAGACAATAGTCCGCATGATTAGTGCTTCTGGATGCAAACGCAAGGACGGCAGTATACATATCTGAAACATTATACTGCATCCCACTCGCATACGCATCATCCAAAATCTTAACAATGAAATCGACACTTGGCTTCGTTCCCGGGAGAAATTCTTTATTCATCGTCCTTTTCAAGAGGATTCTGAGATTCTTTTCATTTGAGATAGTTTTCTTGTCTACCACATCCTTTTCCTCCTTGAGCGGGAGACCGGAACTAATCGTCGCAATAGGGATATCATTGCATACTGTCAACATGCGGCGCAGGGAACTGTTACCGACCATGACTTTGACTTCAATCTGGTCATCATAAATCCGACTGAGTTTCGTGACATCACCGGAATAAAAATAGTGCAGGTGAATCCCTGCACCGCTTTTACTCGTTTCAGCATACGTCTTCGGCCATTTGCTCGCTGCTTTAGCGTTTTCTTCAAACGACTTTTTCCCAGATGCGTCCCGAATATCAAAGTCAATGATGATAAGATTGAGAAACTCTTTTCCGAACAGAACGTAGTGTAGTTTCTTGCTGTCGATGTCTTTCAAAGTCGTGACAACGCTATCCCATTTTAGAAGAGGTTTCTCATCTTCCGAAGCATACTGCGCCTTGCAGTCAGCGCAAACATCATCAAGGATTGAGTGCTGCTGGCTAAGCGATAACCAATCTGGTATGGAAGTGACCGTTGGTTTCTCAACGTCGACGACATTTTGAGTTTCCGCCTCCTCGAATTTATCGTACTTGAATCCCTTGTAGTAGTTCCGAATCCGAGAACCATCGGTCATGACGATGCGCTCGTAATACTCCTTGAAGTAGTTTTTCAGTTCCTCCTTAAATACGCGCTTATTCTCCGGATAAAGCACTTTTGCGTCCTCGCAGTATACTTTATACATTTCCCAAGCCGTCTTAAGGGTCGTTTCATCCTCCTTCTTAAATATCAACCACGAATCCATAACAAAGTTATAGAAATCGTTGGACGCACCCATCATGTTAATGGGGATGTAGTCATCGTAAGCTCCCGGATTCTTCTCGTAGATTTCTTTGCAACGAGCGGCAATTGACCCAAGTTCAAACGGAATTTGAGCCATGATTGTCTGATACTCGTCGCGGGGCAATTTATTACCTGACGGAGTTACGTCGATGAGTCGGCGAATCAAACCAGACTTCGCATCCGTAATCTTTACCGGCTTATTGGTACCCATGAAGAGAAAAGCCTTAAAGTCGTTCGTATATGTGGATTTGAACTTTTCATTGACTGTCATCTTTTCATGAGATACCAGCGAGTTTAACCGAGTATTATCCTCGATTCGGGAAAGGTCACCGTCATGCTGAATGGCAACCAAAGGGTTTGACTTGAACGCTTCAAGCGCGAAAGCGTTCGATGAAGAACCAAGTGCTTTGGCATCGAATACTGACAAATATCCATCAAAAAGCTGCTGAATGATGTTTAGCACTGTTGACTTACCCGTACCAGCTGCACCATAGAGAACCATGAACTTCTGCAGTTTCCGAGAGTCGCCACTGACGATTGAACCGATTGCCCACTCGATTTTGTGACGTTCAGCTGGCTGATACAGTGTGCTCATCAACTGTTCCCAAGCAGATGTAGTCCCGAATTCCAGAGGGTAGGGGAGCTTCTTGCTTGCGTAATCAGTTTTTTTCGTCTCAGTATTTGCAAATATCAATCGTTCGTCCAGCATATGATAGGAGTCCCGCATCTGACGCTGACAATATTTATGCCAAATATCAATCATGCCAGATGCAGCATCCCACATATGCAGCACACGCACATCACCTTCAAGATGACTGCAATTGCTTTTTGCAAACTCGTCAAGTTGTGCATCGACGAGACGAACAACGTCTTGCTCATCCGTAGACCAGAGCTTTTTCTCTTCATCCCAGATAGCGTAGAAATCGCCGCCACGAATCATCAGGTCAGAGCTTTTCTTGATGATGAACTTCGGAACGATTTCAATCGTTCCGCGCTTTTGAGAACGAGTTGAAATCAGCAGAAAGTCCAACATGGCCGATTATTCCTCTTCTTCGTCGTTATCATCCACGTCGACTGTTTCGATGGATGCTTCTAAAATATCAAGACGCTTTTTCTGCTTCACCACAGTGTATGCAAGCGCACCGAGTCCGGCAGCAAAGAGCCCATTCAGGACAGATTGCCGAGAAGCACGTTTTTCGATTGTATTCATCATGAAACTGAAAATATCATACATGATTAAGCATCTCCCTTTAGTCGAAATGAAATTTTGTCATCTGATACCAAATCTCCATCTCTCGGATGTCACCGTTATACCCCGGAACGTAGAACAAACCTCCTTTCCCATCCGGGGCAAAATTGTAATCCATAAAGTTATAGATGATGCGAGTGACAGTATTCTCGTCAAACGAATCATCCGTCATACCGCTTAGACCGAGACTGTCAATCATCATCCAGAACCATTTTTCGGTTTGGGTGCCGATTTCATAGTCGTATAGAATATCATCGTCAATACGCTTCGCCAATGCAACCATCATTTCAAGAACGCTGCATTCTTCCAGCGCAATTGGGCCGTAATATCGTTGGCGAAGACAGAAGCCGTCAAGCATCCGATTGTAATCCCCCCGATGCTTGGCAACATGAAAGGAAATCTCGTTCAGCGTTCGGAGCAGAGAAGAATAATTCTTATGTTCCGGCTCGTTTGTAACGAATTGAAAAAGCCATGCTTCATAAGCAGTAAGTTTAATCGTCATCAGTATTGTCCTTTCGCAAATATGGATGCTCTGTAAGAACATCCTCGTAGCTGCCCATGATGAGGAGAATCTCATAGTCACACTTTAGAATATCATTTCTGACATACACAGTGTAATGAGTCTTCTCGAAAGCATCCGCAAAGTTGTCACCAATCATCCTATGAACATCCGCTTTGCTCAGTGCATCGTCATTATCATAAGTAACGACGCTATCTTCGCTGTAGTAGTTCAGAGTGACCGTTTCGTAATCGTCCTCGTCGCCGTACTGCTCAGCTTGAATAACGTATGGCTCAATAGATTTTTCGGAAGCAGTTGCAGTGGCATATTTCAAAATATCCACTGATTTCTGATAGTTTTTCAGTTCCGCAATGTCAAGAGAATTTGTGACCACTTGCGGCTTCTTATCAGACTGTTTTTCAGCAGAAGCCGTATCCTCCTTCCCATCATAAAAACCAAGAGCCTGCTTAACAGACTCAACTTCTTCATCGGCACGCTTGCTGTACTTTTTGTCGTAATAGAATTTCCCGGCGAAAAAACCTCCGACAGCACCAGCAAGAGTGCTAATCGAGACCAAAACGTATTTGTTCATATTCATCGCTCCTTCCAAATATCAATGGATTTTGTCGTTCATGTTGATAAGAATCGTTGCCTGACCGTTGTTAGAAAGTCCATCCGCAAACCGCTGCTGAAGCTGAGCTTTCTTCTGCCCGTCGATAAATCCCTCGGAGTAGCATTTTTGTTCTCTGCGATACTGTTCGCTGTTTTTGTAGAAGTTCACGAGAGACTTAAGCTCCTCGTTTTCACTCTGAATCTCGGCGTTACAAGACCTGTCTTGATTGCGTTCTCTAATCAGATGGAAAACACTCATACCGAGAATTGTGACCAGAGCGGTCAGCACAACGGTTCCAATCATTGAAATCGTTCCTCCATTTTCTCATCATACTCGTTTAGATTATGGCAGTAAAAAGGTGTTTCGATTGCACAAACTGAGAGTCCATCATCAGTTGTGTAGTGTCGATGCTCAAAATCAACCCAACGGTATCCGTAAAACGCCTCGCCCGTAAACTCTTCCCACCCGTCTTTGTCACCACTTGTCGTATGTTCGAGTTTCAAAAAATCAAGGAAATCATTTACAGAAACGTATCCTCGAAGAATGAAATTACGATTGAGATGATACTCAGCCTGCATGACGTTTTCCATCGTAGATTCAAAGAACTTTCCATAAGGTTCAAAGTAGAATGTTTGAGTCTCTGTAAAACCCGGCAGTCCTTCATCTTTTGCTCGCTGCTCTTCTACCACGGCTTTCTCGACTGAGTAATCTGTTTCCTTGCCACAAAGACTAATCACTTTATTCTTATACTGGTCGAATTCCTGAGCGACAAGCGTGTACGCACTTGTAAGCAGTGCCTGATGCTTTTGATTCAGAACATTTGCGCCGAGAACGCAGCCGATAGTTCCAGCACCGAGTGCAATGGTAGTTCCGTAGTCCTTGATTACCTCAACGACAGATGAATCCTTGGTAATTTTGGCATTTCGTTTGTTCGTGCACCGAATCGCATCTACCGTCGTGGCGACAAGACCAGCACAACCGAGGACGGACAGGATTGCTGGTGCATGTTTTGTAATCCATTCAGGAAGTTTTGTCATTTTGCGTGCTCCTTAAAATAATCGCGGGCTGCAATCATATTGTAGAAGAGCTTGTAGAAGAGCTTAATTATATTGTAGAAGAATTTATCAATCCAACACGTTGTTTTATAATATGTTTTATCATATATAGAATCTTCATATGCACTTAATAAGTGACCGACTTCGTATGTGAATCGTTCCCGTTCTCCGGACAACATATTTGTTTCTCCTTTCAAAAAGAAAAAAGGGAAGATGCCTTGTTATCGGCATCCTCCCTCGTGGGTTTACTCATCAATGGTCTCAGGCATTTCGCCAACGTCAACGTTGTCGTCATTGTTCTTAGACTTCTTCCGGTCCTCCTTCTTCGCCTTACGGTTGCGGAGCTTGGTCACAAGGTTCGTCGCAACTTTGCATCCGACGTGCCCGATGCCAGCGGCGATGGCCATACCAGTCATCACACCGATGCCAATGGGTACGATGCCCGCAATAACTTTGCAAGTCTCCTTCAGGTAACTGGGCTTCGTAACCTGTTCGGCAACAGTCGTAGCAACCTCAGCAGTCCGTTCAATGATTTCATTGTTTTCCATTGTAGAATCCTCCTAAAATTTATTGATAGGGTTTCCCCTTCATAATACGGTTTGTTTTTTTCGACAAGGCTGTCAAGCACCGAGAAGTCGATACTTGACAGCCTTGTCGAGAATCGGGCCTTCAACGTTGAAGTTCAAGATGACACATTCCTCATAGCCATTCAAAAGTGCGCGGGAATAACTGTCAGAAATATCTTTCCACCCAAAGCTGACATAGCCATGATGATTCGGGTTCTCGTCATCGTTGCGAAGCCAGCCAACAGAATATCCAGCGCGGGTTGCTGGGTATCCGAGAAGTTTGTAGACGTCGTTTAACAGAAGATAACCGCGATTTTCGAGCATCATGTTAGCTGTGCGTTCCTTTGCTTCCAGAAACAGCCGCCGAATATCAGGGTCGTCGTCCCAATCGGGATTTCCACGGTCGAAGAAACGGGTATAGATGTTTGTTTCTGGATTGACCGTGGCTACCTTCTTCTCTTCAGTAACGGTATAGGTGTTGTCTTCATCATCCGTTACATCTTTTTCGATGGTCTCGGTCTTGATGCCGTTGAAAAGCTCATAATCCTCAGTCTCGCCATACTTATCAATCACCCCATTGCGATAAGTATTGAAAGTGCTGTCCAGTGCTGCATACGCCGCCGAGAGACCAAGAATACGCTTATGGGCAATATTGTGAGACGTAATCAGACTGGCAACGGAAACCAGACCGAGAGCGGCAGAGGGCATGTAAATCAGACCAAGTTTCCCAGCTGTGCGAAGACAAATATCCATCTGCTTTTTCTTCGCGTCAGCAAGGGTCTCCTCGGTGACAGAAGCCTTGACTTCGGAAATATCATTCTTAGCCTTGGTAAGGAGAGGGACAGTCTTCTTTGCTGTGTCGTAGCAAGCCTTGCCGACACAAGCAGCACCGGTTCCGATACCCACCCAGAGAAGGATGGCGGGGGCGTTTCGCTTCATAGCGAAGATAACATTGTTGCACATTTTAGTAATAGCGTTCATAGAAATATCCTCCTTTTTAATTATCGCTGTTCTGAGCTTTAATCCATACAACAAGCATTGGATTATCATTACGAAGGGATGTGTGTATTTCGGTGACCTCATAGTCAAGAAGTTCCGGATTCAATATCCTCTTCCAGCAGTGGCACCAAAAATCGAAGCGGTAACGCGGTTCATCTTCAATGGATACGTCAATCAATTCGTTACCTGTGACGACGGAAAACAAATCTTTAAGTTTCATTGAAAACCTCCTGATTAGCAATGTAAGTTTCAATCCGTTTTGTGCAGTTTTCGGCATAGTCGAGTGATTTTTGGAGCTCTTTCATATCACACTCATTGTCATTCATCGCAAGAAGATGATAAAACTGGACCAGCTCCAATTCGTGTATCCCATCGTCGTCAAACGCCTTAATTACTCGGACCGCGGCTAAAGATAAATCATACAAAAGTTGAATGGAGATGGCGGAGCCACATTCACAAATTTCGGCGATTGCATCTTCGTTAATCCCTGCTCTTTTCAGTGTTTGTACATATTCCTGAAAAGTAGAGATTGTGCGGATTTTCGGAAGAATATTCATCTTATCACCTCCTGTTTCTAATAAGATAGTTGATATACCATTGCGCCTTCTTCAAGTCCTCGATGCCGTTCTTCTTTTTCCAGCGGCAAAGGTACTTGAGAGCATTCCCGATGCAGAAAGCCTCAATTGGAGTGCAGTCTTGAGTGAAGGCACTGATGACATCAATGGTCTCAAGACCTCCGCTTTGGTAATGCTTCGGATGATTTACTTCATCGTTGGAAACGTCAGTGCTAAACATTTCTCTTGGCTCCATGATACGATAATTCTCCTTTCGTTCAATACTTCAGCGGCATCGGGTCAGGCAACTGAATAATCCACCCGCCGCTTACAGTACGCATAACACGCACCCCGTTGAGATTCGTCCATCCATATGAGTTACAGGTGTAACTTACGTTAGACTGACCAATCATCTCATACAGAGCAGAGACTCGAACAACCCCATCAGAGTTCAGAATGTTTTGGAGACCACGCAGTGTACTTTCTGCGTCGCCGCGTGTTTGAAAGACAATGTTATCAATTGAAAACTTGTCTCCGACAAACACCGCATTTCCTTGCTGAGCGTTGTTCCATGCTTTGCTGTAGTTATAGGTGCCGTTACTGCTTCGGTTGCTACTGTTATTCCGGTTCACTCCCTGATGAAAAAGCGTCCGGGAGACTTGGTCGAATGCATTGTAGCCCATATCTTGCAGAGCCGGAGCAATGGTATTCTGGATAATCTGGACAATCAATTCTTTAATCGAGAACAGAATTTCGTTTTTAACGCCCTTCTGTTCGATTTTCACTTCGTTCTGAACAGTGACTTTTTTATTATCGGGCATCAGTCAGCACCACCTTTCATTTTATGCGAAATGGTCGTAATTCGGATACACCTTGTAGTCAATCGTGACTACGGGTTTGTCGTCAACCAGATGACTGCCCAAATCCATCTGAATGAAACCCTTCTCGATGTTCCACCCAAGCATATCGCCAACTTCAACCCGTCCCAAATTGATTTCGTCATAGAAATCATTCAGACTGACGCACATGTCGCCGTATAGTCTGTCGTTAATCTTGTGGACGGCCTGCCGAATGACATCAACACTTGACATGAACAAGCGCCCGGTTACCGCATCATAGCAGAGCGTATCGCCTTTACCTGTGTAAACAATCTGCTCGTTCTGAAGGAGTTTCTTAGCGTCCTCTCCCTTAGCGCGAACTACGGCATCGCGAATATCCTGTTCCTTTTCTTCGCCAACAGCTTCGAGCGTCTTTGCCTGATAGGTGCTCAGAGCCGCTTCGCTGATGGAGTACGCCGCCATCAAAGCCTTCTGCTGTTTATCTAACGCTCGGTCGCCCATAGCAATTCCCGCGACGGAAATCATACTCAGAGCAACGGGACCTGCATAGCATTTCCAGACAGCATCAATGGTTTCAACCGGAGTGAGCTTTTCGTGCTTAACCTCCTTTTTCTTATTTGCAATGGCTTTCTGAGCAGCAGGAGTAGCGGTCACGCCCCAAACGCCTGCAGACAACAAGCCGCCGACACCTGCCCAGAGGAGGATTCGAGGCTTGTGACGCGCCAAAGCAGAGGCGACGTTCTTTGTTGCCGTAATCAGTTCGTTTTTCATTGCAATTCCATCCTTTCTAAATCTAATAGAATATCATTGAGTGCGTCTCGCGTTTCCGCGTATGCACGCCAATTTTGAGTTTTTGAGCTTGCCATATCGTCAATCTCGTTGATGAAGTCCTTGATGATGATTTTGTAGTTAATCCAGTCTTCGTCATCGGAAAGTCGCTCAATCAAAATATCAATAGAAGTTCTCATGAAGAACCGTTTCTCCGTTTCATCAAGAGACCAGTTGGAAAGCGGGGCGGGGAAATATCTATGCTTTTGATACTTCAGTATGGCGACAACTTCATCCCGATTCATACTCTCTCTCGGATGATTTCAATCACAAAGGGAAGCACCGTCAGGACCCCCCAGATGATAAATATCATTTTCCATCCTCCTTCATATAAATCGTGTCAGTGATATAATTCTTGGCGAGCTCAATAGCACTTTTATAGTAATTGTCGATGCGCCGTACTTCTGCCGGTTCTGCGTTTACCAACGACATTTTGTAATCTTCAATGTCGCCTGTGTAATTACTGGAAATCAATCGAATTCGACAGTCGTTTGTTCTGGCGAATGTTAAGCACATATCCAGACGAGCGTGTCCGCCGACAACAAGATAATGCTCATTCTCGAAAATGCAGATTTGTGAGCCGACAAGTACCGGAGCCCCACAAACATAAATATTCTTGGTAACCATGCCGCCGTCAATGTGGGTGACACCGCATACGGTAGCTCTACCAGTTATGACCGTTGTGTCGCCAGTAACAACAGCATCTTCATAGATTTTGGCATCTCCGCGAATATATGCATGTCCATCGACATAGGCGTTCCCAAAAACCCCGGATGTTCCGCCCACGATGGCATTTCCGCGAACCAGTGTGTGCCCAAAGACAACGGCTGTATCGCGAATGAGGGCATGTTCACTGACTATAGCAGTATCTGCGACTACTGCTTTATCCCGTACAATAGCAGTGTTATACACCTTTGCTGAGTTGACAATCTTACCAGAATCCATTATGCAAGCATTGTCAAAAACCCATGCAGTTCCTTCGTGGGAAAGATTCTCCTCGCACTGAATCCATCCGCCGAGTTCACCAGCTTTAACCGAACCAAAGTCTCTGAGTGCTTTAATTCGGTGTAATCTTCTGCCGTTCACAATCTTAGTCTCGTCAGTCATCTCATACTTCTGACTCATTCTGATTCTCCTTTCAGATTGAAAAAGAAAGGAAGAGGCCTTGCATTGACCTCTTCCAGTTTCGATGAGTGTTATGTTTCTTTTCGTTTGCCTTGATGACTCAGCACGACATTGCCGTGCACGTCCGCAAACCCGGTTACCAGCGCACGGATTCGGTGCAGAATTGTGCCAACGAATTCCTTTGTCTGCAGTGTCAGTTCATACTTGCTCATTACTTGTCCTCCTTAAATTTCCGCATCGGAAATGAGCGGCATATAGCGATAGTCCGCACAAAATGTGGGACACTCTGCTTCCAGCTTGCGTTTTGCGTCTTCCGCAATGCGCAAAGCCTCCTTGTACTCCTTCACGGCCGCCCGGAAACGGGCGTACTCCTGCAAATACGCTGACACCCGCGCCTCCTGCTTGGGACTCAGCTTAACTTTTTCGGCCTCTAACGCGCACGAGCCGTAGCCGAATTTGCGGACGCCACGCTTAAACGCCGCAATATCAACCCAGAGCTCCTTCCCACACTTCCCGTCCGTGCACAGGACGTATTGCAGGACGACATCGTCGGACGGAAAACGAACGCCCTCAATTTTTTTAATTACCCTGCTGCGTCCCTTCGTTTCGTTAGCCAACTTGATTCTCCTTTCAGATTGACAAGAAAGGAAGAGGACTTGTATTGACCTCTTCCAGTTTCATTAGGCGTTAAGTTTCTTGATTTCATCCAAGCCCGACTGCCGCGCCAGTAATAGTCAGAACAACACCGAGAATCTTCCAAGGGGACTTCTTCAATTTACTCACCGCCTTCGTTATACAACTTGCAATTTTTGACGTATGCGTCTCATGCTCCGCCAAAGAGGTCATAAACGTCAGAATATCAATCAGCTTTTGATAGTATCTGCATCAACGTTAGAAATACCTGCTCGTTTTCGGCATTCATTACGCTGTGACTCCGAATTGGATGAGCTGTTTTTAGAAAAGGCGTTTCTATCCGGGTTCTGATATTGTCGGACCCACCAGTGCATAGCACGAAGACGATTAAACGCCATGCTGCTGTGCCTCTTCGTTTCGTTAGCCAACTTGATTCTCCTTTCAGATTGACAAGAAAGGAAGAGGACTTGCATTGACCTCTTCCAGTTTCATTAGGCGTTAAGTTTCTTGATTTCATCCTGAACAGCTTTCTGGATGCTTTCTTCCTGCTGCTTATCGCTGACAAACGAGCCTGCAAGCCCGACTGCCGCGCCAGCAATAGTCAGAACAACACCGAGAATCTTCCAAGGGGACTTCTTCAATTTAATCACCTCCTTCATAATAAGGGCTGTAAATTTCGATTACTGCAGCCCATGCTCCATATAAAAAGAGTGAATCTCTTTCCAGAGCTCTTTCGCTAAAGCTGTGTTAGCATCAAAACGCTTCTGATACCCCTGTTCCGCTTCCATTATGGAGAGGAACACAACCCACATCGTAGCATGAAATTGCATAGGCGTTAGCGTATGGCCGGATTTGCAGAACATCATATCTACCGTACTATCGCTTACCCCAAGCATTCGAGCAAAATCTGTGTGTCTAATCCTAAGTAGTTTAAGAATGGTTCTAACGTTGCCATTCCAAAGACAATGTAAATCATTTGAAATACGGTTTGTTTGATACTTTCCCAAAGCACGGCACCTCTTCTTCTAAATAATACAAAAGGGAAGATGCCTTGTTATCAGCATCCTCCCTCGTGGGTTTACTCGTCAATTGAGTCGGAAGTCAACGAATTTTCAATTCTAACCAGTCTCAAAACTGTTAAGTTCTCCGGATCACCCTCTCAAGCTGTCAACCATCTGAAGAACTTTCAAGATACCAACTTGCAGCAGGGTTCCGGGCCCGATAGCAGCAATAGTCGAAAGCATTATGAATTTGGTGTAACGCCCATGAAAGAACATCTCTGAGTGCTCCTTAGCAGCCGCAGCAGACTGGTCAATGAGTTGTTTAATTAACATACCAACATCCTCCTAAAATTTGATAGGGTAATACCCTTCATTATACAACTTGCAATTTTCGACAAATGCTAATTACGCACCGCCGAAAGAGTCGTAAGCATCCAGCATATCTGGTGGTATCGGCGGGATTACCGGACAAATATCAATGACGACACGTCCGTCAGCTAACTCTACTTTTTTGTACTCGAATTCGACGTATGGCATAATGTAATACTCTTCGCAGTACCCCGGCGTCCATCCCCAATCAGGCTCAGCTTTCTTCGCATCCTTAGAAATGTAATCAATATTCAGGAACTCAAAGAACTCGCCAAGCGTAGACGAACCATTGATGTAGATTCCGCGATTCAAGTCTCTACATGCGGCGAGTACGTCATCAACCGATGCATTAAATATCAATCCGGTGTTTATTTCGCGGAATAGAGCATACTGAGAAGTGGCATCACCTTCTTCAAGAAGCTCGATTGGTGCATTAAGGCGTTTCTCATGCTGTGTTTGCTGAAGAAGTCCGCACAACGCAACGCCACTTGAAATGAGACTATTCTCGAATTTAACATGCGTGTTATGCGCATCAAGAATGCAAAAGGAAGTAAATACACATGATAGCATCGGAAGACTTGCATGTTTTGCGATGACTCTCAGTTTTTCCTTTCCATCGGACAACGTGTTGCCGTTGAGTTCTTTATCAGCCCGCAAAGCAGCCCTCGCCGCGAGTACGCCAGTTGCAAATGTGCCCAGTACGCCTCCGCAAGTTCCAATGAGCGCCCGATTTTTCTTCAAAAACCCCAGAATATCCATAGAAATACCTCCTTGCTGTATGAGAATCAAGCACCGGGTAAGCGCCTGATGACTTTCTTTTTTCTCCGACTGACAGCGACTGTTTTTCGCCGAACTCGAATGACAAGTTCGCCATCTTCGATTGATGCCTCGATTTTGAAGTCGTCCGGCGAACCAAGAATATCTTTCAGAATTGACGGATTCTTAGTGTTTCCCCCAATCATGCCACTGAGTAAGCCGAGCTTCTTTCCAAATTCCATAGAATGAGCCCTCCTTTTATTTTGAAAAGCAAAAGGAAAGGCTGATTGCAATTTCAGCCAATTCCTTTATCACGAGATTACAGCATGTCATCAACCTTATCAAATAGGCTATTGACGATTCTGAACGCGAGTCGTACGGCTCTTTTAATTACCAAACAAAACACACAGAACAAGAAACCGTAGAAAAACAAATCCAAAAGCAACATAGTCATTCCTCCTAAAATTTTTGTCAAGAGCAACCTCTTTCATAATAAGAGTTGCAATTTTCGACTTTTTAGGAGAAACGGAAAAGTCGCTGTAAACGACCTTCCGTGTGGAGTTACCTCAGTAGTTTCATAGAACGCAAAATGGTTCCGATGTCCTCACCCAATTTCTTACGACGCTCCACTTCCAGCCATTCGTTGTTGGAAAGTTTCCGTCGAGTTTTCCAATAGTGACCAAGACGATTGTCCCAGACAAAGCGGTCTTTCAAATCACGCTCCTGCTTCAGATGCACAGACTTTGTAATGACTTTTGCCGTCACAGCCAGTGCGCCCAAAGCTAACGGAGCAATCTCAATGATTTCCTCCTTGTGCTGTTTAATCGCATCAATGCCATTGTCGAACTTTTCCTTCGCCTTCCGTTTGAATGACTGAAACTTCGTTTCACTTGAATCGGGGATAACGTAGATACGCATGATTACGCCTCCTTAAATTGTAATGGGTTCTCCATTATAGGAATTGTAAACTTCGACTTTGTAGTTATAACTTTCCAAAATATCAATGATGTTTTTGATTGACTTGCGCTTTTCAACAACGCCTACAGGGTCGATGTGAATGCGAACCAAATATGGGCGAAGCTGCTCCAAATCGCGCAAACAGGACACAACTCTGACGCCCAAAGTGTTCACAGGAATATCAGCAACAAACGTCCGCCCAGTAGCATGAGATGCGACCAGAAACGAATCAAGCACATGCTTATAATCTCGACAAACAATAATGTTTACTCCGCTGCTATCAATGTAGTAGGGAGTACGTTTTTCGTAGTCAATATAGATGTACCATGCAGTATTATCGGAATTATAATTGAAAAATTTCATATATACTGCCTCCTCAAATATCACGCCGGTCGAACACTGTTTCCCATCTTTCCTTTTCAAGCGGCTTCATTTTGAGCGCCCACATCAATTGGCGCACAGTAACTGTGGGATAGATACCGTCAACAGCTTCGGCAGCACGCTCGTTGAAGAACTCATTGAACCCCGGCGCGCAGTAAATAGAATCTGTGAGCCAAGGGTAGATTTCTCGCCAAATCGTAGCTTTGTTAGCTCGAATGTATCGCTGCTGAATCACTGCAAGTCCGCGATTTCCGAGCTTATACAATGTGCATCTGCTGTAAACAGGATGGTCGCACAGGTATGTCTCACCATGCTGGGAAGTTGTTTTAACCGGGCGCTCAAAGTGGTATCGCATTTTGGAGTCTCCTTTCAAATATCAATGAAAACAGAAGAGGCTTTGTCAGCCTCCTCCGCTTTGGAACTTAGTTCTCTAAGACAAGCATCCCCTCCGTCGCACATACGTCTTCAAACACGAACCGGTCAACGAATACCTTCGACTGGACGGCTTCCAAGAACTCTCTGCGAAGCCCTCGCCGGTTATCAATCGCATATACCCGCTTTACGTCAGGATATTCCATAACAATAAGCTTAGCTATGCTCTTGATTCGCTGAATGCTGAGCTCTTCACAGTAGATGAAGTAGCAGCCGTGCATGTCGTGCGTATCCGTGAACCCATACAAGAAAACCGTATTTCTCATGGAAATACCTCCTTAAATTTATTAGGTTCCCATAATACAACATGTTTTTGTCGACATGTTTTTGTCGACTTTTTGAAAACAAATGACACCTTGTAAACGGTGTCGTTTGTTAAGGGATGTCTATCTAATTTAGTCTTCCGTCGATTGTTCCTGCTTGATTAGCGCATTTTCGAGTGTGGTCAACTTGTCGCTCACTTCATTCATCTTTTCTTTGTATCCAGATAGATTTAAGTAAAGACCAATCGTCGCCATAGTAAGACCTACGCCAATGAGAAAAGAACCAATATCCATTTTTAATTACCTCCAATTTTTGATAGGGTAATCCCTTCATTATACAACTTGCAATTTTCGATTTTAGAAAAAGAAAGATGCTTTGTTATCAGCATCTTCCCTCGTGGGTTTACTTATCATCTTCGTTAGGGGTGGGAAAGTCAACAACGTTATTTGAACTCTCATTGTTTGCCATCTTTCCTCCAGAGATATGCCGGAATACCTTACGAACGAAGTCGAAAAGTCCGATACAAATCGCCGCCATCACCATACCGGGTAGCTCGCAGGCGATTATGATACCTCCAACGATGTTCAACTCGTAGTCGGTGTATCCAGCCTCAGGACGGAGATTCATGGCCACTTCTTTAACAAGTTCAAGTAAGTCGCGCAACATTAAAACATCCTCCTAAAATTTGATAGGGTAATACCCTTCATTATACAACTTGCAATTTTCGATTTCAGAAAAAGGGAAGATGCCTTGTTATCGGCATCCTCCCTTTGAGTCACTTTGTCTTATTATTGAACTTGAACAGGTTCCCGAATATGGACCTGCTACAAGCAGAACTAAACGAGCCAGTTTCTTCAAACTTCATACCCATCTTATACCACACTGTTTGAATGGCTAATGGCAGCACTAAGCTAACCACGCCAAGCCCCACTTTCCACCATCTGTCTTTTTTCGTTTCAGACAGTTGAGCCTTTTTCATAAGCTCATCATTTTGAATTTGTAGCTTCTTGAATTCGGCCTCTGCCTGATTCTTTTCTCCCTCCAGATAGAGGGAGTAGACCTTGGTGAACCGCTCAGTTGCTTCCTTATAGCCTTCATCACTGGGACTAAGAGCATTCAGCTTGTCAAACTCCTCATCGAGTTCAGCCTTTAGTCGGTCGTTCATATAGAGTTCTCCTTTCAATCTATAAGATTGGTTCTCCATAATAGTGACTGCTTTTTTCGTCAATTAGAGATGCTTTACTCGGTCGTGCTCTTCTGCACGCTTCGCATCGTTCCATTTGCTCATGTTCCCAACAAGATAACCAGTGATGCGACGAATGCGCTCAAACGGAACATCGCCTTCAATGCGACCGCATTTAGGGCATGTGTCGTTGATGATTCCGGTGTACCCGCATACTGGGTCACGGTCTACGGGATGGTTAATACTGCCGTAGCCAATTCCGTTATCATGCATACAGCGAATCACTATCTCAAAGGCGTCAAGGTTCTTTGTAGGGTCTCCGTCCATTTCGATGTAGGTAATGTGCCCGCCGTTTGTTAGCGCGTGGTAGGGGGCTTCTATTCTAATTTTATCATATGCTCCGATTTTGTAATATACGGGAACGTGAAAACTGTTTGTATAGTATTCTTTATCTGTAACGCCCGGAATGTTCCCGTACTTTTCTCTATCCATTTTGACGAAACGCCCGGAGAGGCCCTCAGCTGGCGTTGCGAGACAGGTGATGTTCATTCCATATTTTTGCGATTCGGCATCGCAAATCGAACGAATCATGGAAATAATCCGCAAACCCAACTTTTGTGCATCTTCACTTTCGCCGTGGTGCACCCCAATCAGGCATTTCAGCGCCTCAGCCAATCCAATGAAGCCAACACTGAGCGTACCATGCTTTAGAACCGTTTCAAGGGTATCTTCCGGATTTAGCTTTTCAGAATCGAGCCACACACCTTGCCCCATCAAGAATGGAAAATTCTTAACCTTGCGTTGTGCTTGAACTCTGAATCTTGCCATAAGTTGGAGGATTACAGTATGCGTCATTACCGAGACACGGTTCAGGAACGCAGGGACAATGTCAGAGTTACCGCTATCTCGAAGGTCAAGTGCTAAGCGAGGAAGATTGATTGTCGTGAACGAGAGATTTCCGCGCTGATTACAAATCTCACGAGTAGGGTCGTAGACGTTCCCAATCACCCGCGTCCTGCATCCCATATAGGCAATTTCAGTTTCAGGATGTCCGGGCTTATAATACTGCAAATTAAAAGGAGCATCCACGAAAGCGAAGTTCGGAAACAATCGCTTTGCAGATACTCGAATGGCAAGTCGATACAGGTCGTAGTTCGGGTCTCCGGGATTATAGTTGATACCCTCCTTAACCCTGAAAATCTGAATGGGGAAGATAGGAGTTTCGCCATGTCCCAATCCTGCCTCAGTAGCAAGAAGAAGCTGCTCGATTGCAAGTCTGCCTTCCCAAGAAGTGTCCATCCCGTAGTTGATAGAACTGAAGGGGACTTGAGCACCGGCTCGACTGTGCATAGTGTTTAGATTGTGGATAAAACCCTCCATCGCCTGATAGGTGTCGCGTCTGGTCTTCTCTGTGGCGTAGTTCCGTATCCATTTGGAACGACCGCAAGCGAGTTTGAATGTTACACCGCTATCGTTTCTAAGGTTTTCGAGGATAGAATGAGCCTCGTCGTAATACTTCTCGTAAGTTAGCTTAACCCCCGCAGCCATCGCATAGTCGAAATTTACGATTGCCTGCCCACCGTGCTGATCGTTCTGATTCGACTGAATGGCAATGGCAGCGAGAGCAGCGTAACTGCCAATGGATTTTGGTTCGCGAAGATGACCATGCCCTGTGTCAAACCCATTTTGAAACAGCTTCAGGAGGTCGATCTGCGTGCAGGTCGTTGTCCAGCCGTAGAAGTCAAGGTCATGAATATGAATGTAGCCTTCCCGATGGAGACGGGCGTATACCGGCGGAACAACATCTGCATCTAAGTAATACTCCTTTGCGGCAACACTGCCCATGTGGAGCATTGCCCCCATTGGGGTATTCCCGTTGATGTTCCCATTTTCTCGGTTGAGGTCATGATGCTCCGGGTCGTTGCAGTTGATTTCGTCGTATGCCTTGGCGACGTTGCAACCAAATTCATTAGTCCACGTCATACGTTTCGCAATAGCTTGCTTCTCGATATAATCCATTTTTAAGTGTCCTCCTCATTACTAAAATAGCATACAGAATGGTAGAGTGCGTACGGTTATTCTAAGAAAAAGAGAGATTTCAAGTCGAAATCTCTCAGAGAGTTGGTTATTCGCGTTTTTTATCCAGAATGTAGAAGAAACGACGGTAAACGTTGTAGTACATATCTTTCCCGCACGGAATCCCAAATCTAAGTTTCAAGATGTCGTAATGGGCGTTTTGCGTCACCCCGATTAACAACCATTTTGACAGACCGGGAGCAGCTTCTTCAGCAGCAGATTCGATGATGTCAATGTACTTGGCGAATCTGGCTCGCTCAATAGCCTGAGAAACCGTGAATTCGCCTGCGCTTTGTACACCATTTTGAATTTCCCTAACTGCAGGATGGCAATTGCTCATTCCGTCCAGTTCAAGGCACCTGTGCTGGTAGTCACGGAACTGCAAGCAGAAGTGCTTCAGCTCATAGTAACGGTGACGGGGAATCCAGTACGGGTTCTTACGGCTCAGTTCAGCTCGTTCACTCATGTTACCGTTTCCTCCTTTTCATTTACCGGGGAGCCTTCATCCCTCGGTAGTAATATGTTATGCATTTTTAGTCAAAAATATGCATGTTGAAATAAAAAAGTCGAAGAAATTATTTCCTTCGACTTTACTCTTCGACAACGTATATTTTTCCTGTAAATTCTATCTTTACATTCTTTGTTCGCCCAGTTTGCTTTTTATACTGGTACATCAAGTTAGACTTTGCCTTATTGAAACTTACGGCTAAAGTTTCGCCGCTCCATTTCGGGTTCGTAATCTTACCAAACACCAGCACCGGGCCAATATAAGCATACCGCTTCATAGTCAACCTCCTTTTACAAGATGCATACGCTCTCATAAAAGTGGATGCGATTTTCGACTGTGAGATAAACAAAATTTCCCGAATAGCGCGAGGAACTTTGGTTATCTTACGGTTATGGAAATAGAATCGTGATTCCCCAAATGTTAATTACTGATTGGTAAGGATGAGGTCACCAGTTCAAATCTGGTTATCAGCTCCATAAGCCTTGCATTTTGCAGGGCTTTTTTCGTGTTTTGGGGCGGAATTTTGCATTTTTAAGCAGCACACATTGCAGCCTCGACGTTTTTCCTGACCTCATCCCTATTTTTCTGCACCTGCCGCTTCCTTGACGGTGAATTTGCCTCAAAAGCAAGGTGCGCAGGTCTGCCAATCGCCTGCGCACCGCGAGGTTCACTTATTTTCCTCCACTTCTACCGTCTGTACCGACTCCTTCTCCCGCCACGTCTCTTCCTTCACCAGCGTCGCGAACCAAATGCAATCCCCAACCATGCGGTTCTTGTGGCTCGATGGCGAGTTAATCTTCTGATTATTCAGCGCAATCGTGCTCGATGAGCCGCCGTCGAGGTTGTAGGCGTTGTTCAGCCCAAACTGCACGCACAGGTTCGCCATCTGCACAAGGTCGAAGCCGACGGATTTCGGGGCGGTGCTTTCCGGCCCCTCGTTCGTCAGTATCAGGTATTCCAGCTTGCCAATCTGCCCGATGACCATCCGCTGGGCTTTCTTCGCTTTGCCGTTGTCGATGGTTACGTCATCAAGGTTTGTGAGCGGAACGCCGTCCACCACCAGCGCGGGGCCGAAGCAGAAGGCGTGCAGGACGGTGCCGCCGCCGGCAATGTACTCGTCCCACTTCGCCTGCGTTGTGCGGGTGATGAGGTGGAAGTCGCCATTTTCGTCCACAATCAGCTCGTCGCGGCCCTTGTGCGGGCGCATCCGCAGCGTCTGACCGTTGCGGACGACGATGCCTTGCTCATGGTAGAGGCAGTAGTCGCCGTCGATGCCCATGACGGCGTTGAAGCGCTTCGTCATGTCATTA